ATGAAGTATTTCACGCCAACCTTCTTCGCCAGATCAAAACAGGCGTTTCGCGCATAAATTACCGCCCTCCGATCTTGAAAATTGTCACCCTCGTCAAACGTCTCAGCAATCTTCGATTTCTCGAACATCAAGACCTTATCCTTGTACAGGCGCCGGTAGGTTTCGGCCTGTTTATCCTCGTCATCGATGACGATATAAAATCGCCCGGTGTATTTGAACTCGTCCAGCATCCTGATCGTCGGGATGTTATCCGGCCTCCCGTGCGAGAGGATAAAAACACAGAAATCGTTTCTCATGATTCAGCCTCGGCCTGCGAGACATGAAACTCGGTTTGAGCAGCAAGGTCGCCCATTCGTTTGGTTAGCCTTACAAACCCGTTTTCAATCGCCTTGTCGAAGTCGATAATCACCAAGGCAGATCGCTCCATCAGTCGTTGGATAGGAGCATCGGACGATGCGTAGAAGTCGGCAATCCTTCGAAAGTCGAAAACCGTGTGACGCTCCGCAGCCTTCTCTAGGAACACCGCAATATCGTCTGGCAACTTCGCCGCTCTGATTTCCTTGATTAGTCCGCTAGATTTCTCGTCATTGTACAGCTCGTCTGGAGAGGGGCAATCGCCGCTAGGCTTGTAAATGGGAGCCTCGATCTTACGGCTATAAACCTCATCCTCACTTTCAACCGATCCAGCCGCTTCACTTTCTCCCGTTAGCAAAGCGTTCAACGCAACGTCATCGAAACCCAGCAACCCCAGATCAAAGTCAGCATCCACCAGCTCGGCAATCTCAACCTTCAACATCTCCGCATCCCAGCCAGCATTCAACGCCAACTGATTATCAGCAATCACATATGCCCGCTTCTGGGCCTCCGTCAGATGCCCTAGCTCGATGCAAGGAACATCCTTCTCCCCAAGCTTGCGAGCCGCCATCACGCGCCCGTGGCCTGCAATAATCGTCCCATCCCCGTCAACCAGGATAGGATTGGTCCAGCCAAACTCTCGAATAGACGCAGCAATCTGCGCAACCTGATCCTTGCTATGCGTCCGGCTGTTGCGGGCATAGGGGATCAGATCCTCAACCGACCTCCAGGTGATTTCATACTTCCCAGGCAGACCCTTCTTAACCATGAAAACCATTTCCTTTTTTTTTGGAAGACCAGTCGAACAAGGCAACCGGGGGGGAGGGGGGTCCACCTCTGCTTGCCTGTTAACCTGTTACAGGGGGTTGTGGAGTGTAAAAAGGGATAGACGTTTGCGGGGTTGATGGGGGTTCTACGGATGCTGTGGATGCTGTGGATGCCGTAGATGCCGTGGTGAGTTGATGTGTGTAAGCAGAGGGTGCTGCTACAGCAGCCGCCCCCCGCCCATCGGGGGAGCCGGGGGGGTCTATTGCCGTGCTCCAGCCAGCTATTGCCGTGTCCATGCTCCATTCCCCCTGTTTACCTAGTACGTAGGACGGTGCATCCCCCTAACTATCCCAGCATCCTATTGAAAACGCTACACTATTTCATCATGCTTGGGTGTCAGTCCCCAATTCAGTCCCCAAGTCATGCACGGGTTCGCTGTTTACCTGCAGCTCCAGTAGCTCCTGTTCACGCTGTGCGATTGCTGCCTGCCCCACCTTTGCAGCCTCTGACAGTTGCCTAAGAGCATGCAGATGCAGGTGCTGGTGGTTGACAGTCACTTCCTGCTTCTCCCCGTACACATTGGCTGAGAGCCTTGCCGCAACCCATTGATAAGCATTGATTGCTACCCTTGCAGCATTGGGATCAATCTTGCCGCTGAGTGTTGCCTGGGCGATGTCTCCGATGGTGTCAGCGTAGACCAGAGATCGGTTCGAACAAGCGCGGAGATACGCGAGGCGGAAACCCTCGTCTTGCTCCATCCATCTATACACGTTTCGTACATCAGGCATCCTTGGATCAGATGCACAAACGGTTGCCAGTGATCTGCCTGATGCGACACCGGCCAGGATGTCATCAATGATAGCAGGCGTCTTTTTGCTGGGTCTTCCGTTGAGATTTCCTTGTCTTACATGAACTTCCTCGGCCACCCTGATCTTTGTTGGCGGTCTGCTGGCCCGTTTGGCAATGCGTTCACGCCTTGCGGCGATCTGCTCCTCAGTCATGACCTTAGCCATGCAACCCTCATTTCCTGTTCTGTTCCCGAGTTATGGCGATAAAACCACATTTCGTCAAATTAGGTTAACAGAACCAAAATGGGTCTTGCACCTCAAAATGGTATCGCATCATTCAGCAACGTGTTCGTTGGGTTCTTGTTCTGGACGTATGCACCCGGCCACTGCCGTTTGATCTCTGCGATGGTCGCCATTGCGTCTGGCCTCTCGAACAGCCCCACGATCTCATCAAAGCTGATGACGATGTGATCTGGGTGGCGCTTGGCAATGTCTGGGATGTCATGGACGGACTTGGCGAACGCATAGCGTTTCCTGCCGTCTGGAGAGCCGTGGAACCAGACGTGGCTGTTATCCTCACTACTATGGCCTGCTGCCCTTGCAGCCTTGTCCAGCGCCTCCCAGCCTCGCGCCATCGCCATTGCCTTCTGACTGGCAAGCTCGATGTCCACGGCCATAATGGCCTCGTCAAGCTGGTGCTTGGCGATTGCAAACTTCGCAGCCAGTTCTGGCGCGACGATGCGCTCCAGGCGTCCGATGCCCCATTCGCCTTCGAACTTAATTGCCGCTTGGTCTGCAACTTGGATTGCCGCCCATAGGCCAGCATCCTGTGCTGTCTTTGCTCTGTTTGTGGTTCTGTCGGCCATCGAGATGTTCGTCCTCTGCATGTGTTGACCCTGTTTTTCGTGCTTGTGCTTTGCATTAGGTAGACAGGTAGACAGAGTAGACAGAGTTTGCCCAACACTGTCAGTGGCATATAATATAGGGTAGTCATACAGGGTAGCTATCTACTGCCATCCTATATATATCAATAACTTAGTAACTTTAAAAAGATAAGTAGATATTCTATCTACTCCTGTCTACCATCGACCCATAGTAGACAGTAGACAGCCGCAACAAGGCGTTCTGTCTACCGTCTGTCTACCGTTTCACGAACTTGGCCTGACCCTTATTAGGTTGCGCCGTAAACTGCCCATCCCGGCTCCACCCATTCTGAAGCAGGATCGAGACAACCCGGTTGCTCATCATCCTGTCGCGCCTGCTAACTTCGATCAGCATTTCGCTCATAATCTGGCTGACGCAGGTTTCCTGCTTGCCCAGCACCTTGGATAGCACCTCAGACGTCCAAGGATCGTCTATGAGCCGTGCCTTCGTCTCCTGCGCTGCGATGGTCTCCGCTGACCGTGTAAGCCACCACTGCTCGCCCTGCCGGTATCTATGGACAGCCTCGCCCCATATCTGGATGCGATCCTGCTGAAGCGCCTCTGTGTCGATCCTGCCCACCTTCACCGGCCAGAACCGCCTGTTGCCGGTGTCGTCCCGCAGATAGTCCGTCCGATTGGTTGAGCCTATGAACACACATTGCCGAGGAAAGGTGACCTCGTTCCTGCCATATGGCGGTCTGAACCGTTCCTCTGATCGGCTGATGAAGGCCTTGACCACTTCCACCTCGGCCTTGCTGACGTTGGCAAGCTCGGCCAGCTCGATGATCCAGCGCCCTCTGACGTAGCCGCTGGCCTCTTTAGAGTGCATCGGAGGTAAGCTGTCCCCAAAGAACTCTGTTCCGGCCAGCACCTTGGCTGCGGTGCTCTTCCCAGCCCCCTGGCTACCTTCCAGGATCAATACACCGTCTGCCTTGCACCCCGGCTCCATGACCCTTGCAACCGCGCTGACGCACCACTTGATCCCGACTTCCTCGACGTACTGGCTGTGAGCAGGATCTTCAATTTCCACGCCTGCATAGGTTGCTAACCACTTCGCTAGTCTCGGCTGCTGGTCCCATGCCGCTTCGCAGTCTTCTAGGAAGTGCTTCACCGGGTTGATGATGGCGTCATGCACCACATCGTCGATAGCGTCGGCCACCTGGTTCTTGGCCGCTCGTGGAAACAGGTTCCGGTTGAACCAACTTGTGGCGCTTAGGATGTCCCGGTCTTCAATCTCCCGCGGCTTGAACTGCTTGTTTGCCGGTGTGCCTGGCACGGCCTTCAGCAGGATCTTGCGCCCTGTGAAGGCGTTGTATGCCAGCGCCTCTGTCCATTCCCCATGATTGCGGATTGTGTGGGCAAGATTGGCATGGTTTGAGACTGCCCAGCCCTTCTGATCGACGACAAGCTTGTCCTCCCAAGGATCTCCGAGGAACAAAGTGCGCTTGATCGGCTGCTCCTCTGGACTATTCACGGCAATCTGCTTCTTGGGCTTCTTAGCTTCTAGCGCATCTGACTTGGCGTTCAGATCGTGTTGCAAGTCTGCAAAGAAATCGTCGTCATCGAATGTGTTCCCCATCACTTCCACCAATCATCGTCTGCGCTGACCTCATTGCCCTGACCGGCAACCGCATCTGTCTCTGTCTGTTCCTTGGCTGCTATGCTGATGTCCATCGCGGCGGATAACTCCCGCTGCGCCGCTTTGACGTATGCAACCAGTGATCGTTGAGCGTAATTGGCTCCCGGCAAATCGCCAACTGATACAAATTCCCGTGCCAGCCGTGCATAAAGCTCGGCATAACCAAAATATTCGGCTGCAATTTGCAGCGTGTCTTCGAGAGTGTTAAATTTCGCCATTGCCTCCGCTCCTCCTCCCGGCGTTGAGGCGATTGACGGCGCAGCAGACTGACCCCCGCTGCGCCGTCTTTCTGTTTACAGACTAAAACACGTCATCCGCTGACATTTCAGCAAGCGCCTTCGGAGCTGGTGAACCAAAGTCCTCTGCTTCGATCACGCCCCAGTCTGTGGCTCCAGATCCAAGCGGCTCACCCTTCCGAGTGATCCAGACGCCATTCAGACCAGCCGCAACACCGCGATTCCCCGCAGCGTCGTAGCCGTAGAAGTTCAACTCTGCCGCTCCATAGTTGCCAGATTGCAGATGCTCCTCTGTTGCTGGAAGGCGAGCCTTGCCTGCCTGGGCGCGTACTGGCTTCTTGCTGCTGGCTGATAGATACCAATTTCCCCTGAACTCATCACCCTTCATGTACTCGCCAGAGTCAGCATCCTTCTCGTCGCCGTCTCGCAGCGGATTGCGCAGACCCTTCGGTGGTTTATCCCCAAATTTCTTTGCAACAGCCGCCTTCATTGCCGCCTTAATGGCTGCGATGCCTGCCTCGTCTGTCTTCGGGATAATGAGAGTGATGCTGTATTTAGCCTCTGCACCTTCAGCCGCAGCACGAGGCTCCAGCAGGTGAACGTAGGCCATGCGAGCATCCTTGACGACAATGCGTGTATTTGCGTTTTCCATTTTACCGTTTCCTTCGGTTCGACGTTTCAGAAGTCTTCAAGCTCTAGATCAGCAATGGTTGCCACATCCAGATTAATCGGGATTGATAGCTCGATAGACTTCCCTTCATATCCCGGCCACTCGTTCTTTGAGATGCAGTCGGAATATATCTTGGCGATCCTGTTCATCGCTGACCATCCAGCCGCAAGGCTGTCATTGGAAAGCGTGTAACAGGCAACCGCATATGGTGGCTGCTTTTCAACAGCGATGAACGTGAAAGGCGCAATGCCGCCGGTTGTCTCCGCAACACCGTCGATGTAGTGCGCCGCCTGCATATAGTAGCCATAAGACCTGATGGCTCTGGCAAAGGCGTCTGGCGAAGCGTCGATGGTCGTCTTCAGATCCACGATGCCCGCTGATCCAATAGCGTCGATGCCGCCCTTGCATGGAACCTTTGCGTCATAGCCGGTCCAGGTTGTCTTCTGTTCTGTCACGCAGTTGGTCAGCAATTCAGAAGCATGTTTGCTTGCCCAGACGCTATCGCGCATCCGCAGCGCCTTATCGAAATCTGCAACCGATATGATCGGCAGACCAATCCGTTCCAATTTTGCCTTTTCTTCCTTGCCTTCCTTCGTCGTCCAGTTCAGTTCCTTCACGCTGAACAGATCAGCATGGGTTTTGTGTGGCTCCAGCACCATTGAGTGAACAACGGTCCCAAAGATCTGCGCTGGCGTTGGCGTCCTGTTCATCTCCATCGCCGCCTTGTAATGGGCAGGCGATCTGGCGAGCAGCTTGGCTCCAGAGGCAGACAGCGCCTCCAGCTTGAAGTAGTCGTTTTCCACTGTTGTTCTCCCTAGTTGGTTGCTGCCCAGAAGGCGATCAAGGCTGCGTCTGCCCTGCCGTCATCTTTGACCCGTCGAAACAGGTGGGCATATGCGGGAAAGCACTCTGCCGCCCGCATCCTGTTCCCATCTTTGCCCTCACGAGCGCCGACTGCTTTTTTCCATTTCTGTGGCGTCACATGCTCAATCGGGATCTGTAGTCCTGAGCATATTCCAATGCAAAGACCATAGGATTTCCCAAAGGCGAACATGCTGGTAACGCCCTGACCTGGCATTGCACCCACCAGCTCGATGATTGCTCGATCCGGTTTGCGCGATGCAATGATGCCAGCCAACATCTGCGGACTGATTTCGCGCTTCATCTTGTTTCCGCGTTTAACCTCCAGCGTCGGCATATCCTCAACGTCCAGCATACCTGTGGTTGAATTGAAGAACGCCAGCGCACCAGATGCGCCAGGATCAATGGCTACGATCACGGCCATTCAAGCCTCATTTCCAAACCCATGACCTTTGCAAATGCCAGTGCATTTCTAAGTGTGCAGGATTTTTTGGTGCGTGATGCACTGTAGGTGGCTGATGATACAGCAGCCTCATCGCACACAGCGCGTGTGGATTTCTCCTGCCGCTTGCGCTCCTTTTCAATAACCCGAAAGAAGTCTTCGGCATTGCGAATGCGGTAGCTCATTCCTCTACCTCCTTGCTCATTACAGGATCTGGGATTTCCATTGCATTGCGCTTGCGGCGATCCGTTGGGATCTTGTCTGCCTGCCACTCGCCGCACCACTGGGTTCTTGCAACCCGTGTTGATGTTGGGTATCGCAGGCAGGTCAACGATCCACCTGTTTTTTCTTTGGTGAACTTGCAGGTAAGGCAGGTATCTGTTGCACGTTCCATTAGTCGCTCTCTTTCGGTAGGTTGCTCTGAATTACCATCTCGATCGGTGTCATCCCGATTTCGTGCATGTACGCTGCAAGGATGGCGCTTTCCTCCTTGCGCTTGGTGTCGTCCATCTTCCGCATTGCAATGATCTTGCGGATGATTTTCACGTCATAGCCATTGCTTTTGGCTTCGGTGTAGATGTCTTTCACATCTGTCTTCAACAGGCTGATTTCATCTTCCTGCTTTTCGATGCGCTCAACAATGCGCGCCAGTTGGTTGTTTTTCAGATCCGACATTTCATTACCTCACTTCTTGATTTACCTGGTCCAACTCGCGCACCACTAGTGCCGCATACCCGATAATGTCTAGCCAGTGATCTGTCTCATAGGCATTGCCGCTTAGGATGCGAGCAATCTTCTGCTCAATCATCTCTAATGATTCCTGCATGTATTCCGGCATGTCCGCCCAATTAGGACTAGTCCTTATAAGGCTTTTCAATCTCTGTGACATTGCAGACTGTACTGAGTACGATCCGTGCGTCTTCTCTCGGCTCTGCAAGATACCCTCTATAGTCTGGTCCATTTCGTTCTTTCCATTTTCTAACACCGTGGATGACAGTTGTATGGTCTCTCCCGCAGATACGCCCTGTCTCCGCATATCCGTATCCATTTGAGACAAGAGCAAAGAAAACTTCTGATCTGGCTCTAACGATTGGTCCATGTCTTCCTTGCCCCCTGATTATGTCCCATGTCATATCCCGCTTTCGAAGGATTGGCAGAATAATCCGCCTGATCCTGTCTCGCTTCAAACCCCGTGTAATCAGTAGATCATCCCTACTGAACTCTCTGAACGGCTCTGGTTCTGGCTCATATTCAACTGTTGTCTCTACCTGTAGCAGTTCCTCCTGTTGTATTATCTCTGGGATCGCAATCACCATCATGACCTCTGATATTGATTCTTGCGGTTGAACTGGCTTTGGTCCGTTTAGCCGCGCCTTGACGCTTTTGTAATGATCCTGCCAAGCTCCTACCTGAAATTCTCCACTAGGTATCGCCGTGCCTCGCGCATTGTCTTTGTGTGTTTCAAGTCCCCGTTCCAACTGAGCGCCCTCCATATTTTTCTCACCTTGCTTTGCTGTATCCAGCCAATTTGCCTGTTAAAGTATTTGACGGAATACACACCGTCAAATCCAATCTCACATGTAATTGGTCTAATCATCTCAGCCCCCTATCATTATGCAGAAGACAAAGATTGACCCGATGGCAGTCAGTGCTGCGCAGACATTGGCGATTTCGTAGATTACCGTTTTCATCGTTTTGACCCCGTGTTTTTGCTACGTCTCAAAGTAGTCCCTAATTACTTCCCAAATCGTTAACCCGATGAACAAAATCGCCCCATTGCACCCAATCACAATGACGCCTGTGAACATGGTTGCCGCAATGTTAAGCAGTGCCAGTTGGTAATCAGTCATTGCTTGGCCTCCTGCGCATCAGCAACACAAACCAAATGAGCCTCAACAGCACCAAGGTATCCAAGCTGGTGCAGCGCTTCTTTTTGCCTAACAAGCTTGCCTGTTGTCAGATTGCAGATTGGGCAACGCTGGTGCAGCATTGGCCTGTTGAATTGCAGCCGCAACATCGGCCTGCTCAAACTAGCAACTTTCATAAATCGACCCCAATGCTGTCTTGAGAACACGGATTCGATCATCTTCACTGCCGCAATCTTGCACTGCCTTAATGATTGCGCGTTCCAGTTCATTGACCCGCTGCTCCAATGTGTCACAGAGTTGTTCGGCCATTAGATATTGCTGATGCCAGCGATCTTCCTGCTGCGCCCAATAATGTAGCTGGCTCATTTTGGACATTGCAGACCCTCCATCATGTCCTTAAACCGCTTGATGTGAATCATCAGCTCTTTGTAATGGCGTTCCTGTGCTGCCTTATCAGTGGCGTAATAAACCAGCAAAGAGCAATCCGCGATGTCTCGCGCCACCCCTTGCAGCTTGATATATTCAACTGGAAATTCGCTCTTCATCGGTTGACCCCCGTTGATGGGCAGTGCGAATCACCAGCCCATGTAAAATAGATTATTAGGCACAAATGTTTTTGTAAACAGAAAAATGGCGGCTGCGGAATATTTTTCCACAGACCGCCATTTATCGTTAATAATCAGTTACTTACTGATTCATCTCGTCTTCCTTGGATCCGCGAATTGCCTGCCCTCCAAGAAGCCCTGTTACCTCTCGGCTATAAGGCTGGGCATACCAGGCACGGGATGCAAGATAAGGCAGACCAAGAGCAGTGATAGGCTCTAGAGCAGCAACTCCAAGCCCCTGCGCCGTACCAGCCGCAGCCGCAGCCGGAGCGCCACGTTTGCCGCCTGTCAGCAGGTCTTGATAGAATGACCGCTGCGCTGTTCCTGAGTTTGGCACGGGATCAGGGATAATCGCTGCACCAGCCCTTACAAGATTGGTGAAGTCATCCTGTCCCTCAACCCATCGTGTTGGATCGCGGCCTCTAACAACAGATGCAATCTGCTGAGCAGGGATAAACCCTGTATTGAGTTTCTCATTTCCTGCCCGAGCCATTGCATCCTCAACCCGGCTGAAGATTGCATATCTCTGGTTTAGGTTCTGCCATGCTTGCCGCAACTCAGGTGATTCGGTCGAACGCTCCATAGCTCCAGCAAGTGATTGCTGAAGACCTTGCAACGCCTGCGTATAATAGCCAGACGATGGATCAGTTGAACGGGATGCCTTTGCAATCTCTTCTGACAGTTCACTTTGAAGCCGGTGATATGTCCGCCCTTCACCAGTGCGTTCTCCAGTTGCAAAGCGTAAGACCTCATCGCGCCGTGCATTCCAAACAGGCTTAATCGTGTCTGGGAACCCGACAACGTAGTTGCTTTCAATGCGTCCAAGATCATTGAAAAGCTGCTCATCACCTCTGATGTTAGTCTGACGCTCTAAGGCATTATATTCGCGCCCAAAGCTGCGACGTGCATTTGTAAGCACTTCAGGTGTGGCTATATCGCTCTCAATTCCAGCACGGCGCAGGATAGAGCCAGTGAACGCTCTCTGCGTCAGATCCTCTTGCCTAGCAACCGCTGGTGCAGATGTTGGCAGATATTTCATCACACTCTCAACCATTTGAGGTGCCCCGGTCTCTAACTGTTGGGCCGGAGACAACGGTATTCCCTGCTGCTGCAAGACATTAATATTGGCCTGGCGCACCTCACCAGGAGCCGCAAACATGTTCTGCGGCCTAGCCATAAATGGTAGCGCCCCAGACGCGATTCCAAGCGGCAATGCAACAGCTTCAGGCGCACCCATCTCACGGGCTGTCTGTGCTGTTCCTGCGCTGATGGTTCCAGCCGCTGTCTGTGCTGCCGGTGCTTCAGCAAGCGTCTGCGCAATGCCTTGACCAACGGTCCTTGGTGTCAGCGAACGGGATAACAAGCCAGCGCCTCCAGCCCCTGTAAGAGCCTCTGCCCCAGACTTGATCGCACCTTGGACAACGCGCTCTGTTGACGTTTGAGGTTGAGGCAAACCGGCATATGTCATCAACTGTTCAAGCGCCTGTGAAGGCAATGGACCTTGCTGTGCATTGGATGGTGAGACAAGGTTTTTCAATCCACGATAACCGCTCACGGCAAGATCAGACAATGGGCCAGCAAGTGCCGCAGATGTAGCGCCAGCAACAAACCCAGGGATAGCGCCAACGCCCATCATAGGAGCGCCAGCAGCAGCCCCAAGAGCACCGCCAGCCATGATAGGACCAAGAGAGCGCGCAGTTAGCCCAGCCTGCCTTTGCAGGTCTCCCATGATCGAGCGTTCCATGCCCTGCCCAATCTTCTCGCGCTCTTTTGCGATTAGGGCATCAAGATCAATTTTGTCAGCCATTATCGCCCCCTATTGATTTGAGACATACGCGCCAGCAATTCTGCCTTTTCACGCTCGCTCAGTTTTGTTGTGTCGAGCATATAGAGATCAGCAGCAGACATTGATTTGATCCGGTCAACCATTGCTGGTTCATATGGCTTAAATTCTAAGCCAGCTTTCTTAGCGCCAGGACCAGCGTTAACAATCATTGATTGCATAGCACTTTCTCTGGATCTGCGTTTTTGGTCAACCACGCGTGGATCATCTGATGGCTGGGGAAAATACTTGATTATTTCGTTATTCATTTCTTCGCCGCCAATTGCAGCACCTGATTCTTGACGCAGATTTGCAGTCACCCAGTCGCGCTGAGCCTGCTTGTAACTCTGTCGCTCTGGGCTTTCTAAGTACCCCGCATATGGTCCAAGTTTTTGACCAATTGTTGTTTCCCCAAACCCTGCTTTTGAAGCTGCCGTTGGATCAAGTGGATCAATGACTTTGGAGGCATTAATCATGCGTGAAGCAAAGCCAGTGGCTTTCCCTTGTGTTTCAGTGAGTGGCTTTTCTTCTACCGGCGGCCTTGCAATCACAACAGGCTTTGTCGTCCCAGGTGCAGGTGCTGTCTGAGGAATTGGCATCATAGGACCAGCAACAACAGCAGGTTGCCCCGCGACAGGCGGTGCCAGATACTGGTTGACCGCAGCCTGACTTGTCGGATCATAGCCAGGTTGGGCATATAAGGGCACATTAGTCGTTGCAGCCATTGGAGCAGCAGCAGCAGGAGCCGCCACAGGAGCGGCAACAGGAGGCGCTGCGGCAGGTGCAGCAGCAGCAGGCATTGGCGGAACATTTATCGGCTTTGGCTCAAGCACACCTTGCGGCAATGGGGGCGATACCCACTGGTATTCCATCTGCTTTGTTTCAGGGTTAAATCCCTGAACCATTTTTGGTCCATAAAGATTGTTATATGCCTGCACATACTCAGGCGTTGATGCCAAAGCAGGATTGCGCTGTGCTGTAATAATCATAGCCCTATCACGCTCTTCCAAACCTCCTTGAGGCTTTTGAAGCAGCGATTGCATTGCAAGAGATGGGTTTGCCTCAACCACATCTTTAATTGACTTTGGAACATCAGGGTTATCTTTGACGCTCTTTGCAAACTGTTCAACAGCAAGACGTGTCCGTTCAGCTTCAGACTCGTTACGCCTCATTTCCTGGATCTTCAGGAGATTTGACTCTTGCCCATACGGATTTGCTGCACGTTGAGCCACAATCTGCTGATTGATACCCATCAACTGCGATCCAGCAATGCCACTTGGATCGTAGCCAAAACGTGCCTTGTAAGCCTCTGGGTCTTTTGCCAGTTCGCTAAGTTGCTTCTGACTCTCAAGCATTTGTTGCTTTTCAGCCATCTGCTGACGCATCAAATTTCCCTGAACAATGTTGTAAGCTTGCGTCTGCATGTTTGAGCCAACACTGCCCAACTGCCCCAGCTTCTCAGCCCTCTGCGCACCCGTCTGCCTCTGCCCCGCAGCCAGCAGCGTCGATCCAAGCTGCCCAAGCATCGACAACCCAAGACGTCGCTGGTCTTCGGGAGATAGCATTGCCATCATGTCCTGCTGCTGCCCGGCAGTCGGCGCAGCGCCGCCTCCCAACAACCCGCTCAAGCCGGACCAAACGTCGCTGCCAAACTTACCAGCGGAACCAAGAAGCCCACCACCGATTTCTTCATCAGCCATTTTTACGGCCTCCAATTAAATGCTGTTACTGCCTGTCATTGTATGTGCTAATCTCGCCGCTTGTGGCAGGACTTGTAGTTGTAGAAGCAAGTGTTTTTCCTGCTGCCAAAGCAGTAGCCTCTTCAGGGGTTGTCACTCGCAGCCAGTCTGGAACAGTTGCACCACCGATATTGTATCTACCAAGTGCCTGAGCAATCTGAGGAAAGATTGAAGGTGTCGCGGCAGGATTAAATACAGGAAGCATGTTAGGAAGATTGGCCTGATACATCATTGAGTTGCGGAACATATCCTGAATTGAAGGTGCATACATTGCAGCAGTATAGCCAGCACTTGGTCCGGTGACATTTGGCCCAACAACTGTAGCACCAAACGGAACCTCACGAATGCCACTTTGATATCCTGCAAAACCAGATGGCATACCTGTACTAGGAACGCTCGTCACTGCCCCTGATTTAATGAGTTTAGCACGTTCGGCAACCAGAGCCGGATTAGTCATAGATTTTCTGAACTCGGCTTCTATCGTTGCAAGATCCATCCCCTTGGCTGCCTCCCCAAGCCAATGCTCTAAACCAGCCTTATCAGCTGTGGATCCAATAATGTTTTTATAGAGATTTTCAATGTCTGCGGCAGTAACAGTTTGTTTGTTTCCAACGGTTGTTCCAGTGGTTGCTCCCAACAAGCCGCCAGTTGTCGCACCAGTTGTTGCACCAGTGGTTGCACCAGTTGTTGTACCCAACAAGCCGCCAGTTGTCGCACCAGTTGTTGCGGCTGAATTGTTTGCTGCGTTAGTAATGTTACTTAAAACATTAGCCCAAGTTGTCGGATTAACAACCTTACTAGCGCCAGATTTAACAAGGTCAGATGCTTGCTGAACCAAAGCAGCATTTTGTCTTGCAGCTATAAACTCAGGCGTCATCGCTTCAGGGGTCATCCCCCTATTAAGCCACCAATTTACGCCTTCTTGCTCTCCAGTGCGTCCGATGATCGAATTGTAGAGCTGTTGGATTTCTTCTACTGTTGCCATGATAGTTACCCCATGTATCCGAATAAGCCTGCAAACAGGTCATCTTTCACTTTTGGACGATGCGACACACCAGACAGCATCGGTGCTGCTTTAGGCGCACCAGCCGCCATCAAGGAATTTCCTAGCGATGACAATCCTGCCAAATCCTTCATCGTAGCTGGTGTCATTCCAGCAGGTTCAAACCGCTTATCTCCACCAACAACTGAAGCCAGTATATCAGGCATTCTCTGTCCTGGCATCGGAGTTGCCGGTGGTGGCTGCGGTGATCCGCCGCCAAGAAGCCCGGTGATCGGACTGGCAAGGAAGCTCAATCCGCCATTGAGGTATTTTTGATCTAGATCACCAATCATGCCCATTGGAGCCTGCCAAGGTGGCGTTACTCCGGTAGGTGGCGCATCAGCCTGACCACCGCCGTCAAACTTTGACATAATCTTGTTGGCAAACTCATAGCCGGTCATTTCTGGATTGCCAGCATTCCAAACAACCGCGTTCTTTCCAACTAGATCAGCAGCCTTCTTATCCGTTCCAGAAAGCAGCTTGCTTGCTCCACCCGCACCCTGCTGGTGCGCAAGATAAAGTTGCGATGCTGTTGGGTCTTCAATGCCAGCCTTCTGCAAGGCGGCTCGATTGTCTGCCGCAAGCCTAGCCGCGGCTTCAGCAGACTGCGTAAGATCGTATGGGTCTTTCAAACCATACTGTTTTGCCGTGCTTGGGATAAACTGAAATCCACCAGCGGCCTTGGATAGCGGATTATATAGGTTTGCGCCGCTTCCGCTTTCAATCTGATATATTCTAGCCAGAAAGCCAGCAGGCAGTTTGTATTTCTGCTCTAGCTCCAAAAACAGATCATTTGCCATATTGCACCCTCTGACTTTCAATCGCATCGTCAATGATCGCCAGTCGGCGCAGCATTTCAGTGCGCTTGGCATCCGGTAGATTGTCGATGCGCTTGCGGTTGTCGTCCAGGAAGCCAGTGCAATCCCAGCAATCACGGCCAGTCTTTTCGCCCAAACCATAGCCAGGTGACATGTCTGCCCCAACTTCAGCCAGATAGTTGAATATCTGCTTTTCCGTCCAGTTTTCGACCGGCATGATGTATTTGATGCCGTCGATGACCTGACCATTTTTCGATGTGGATTTGCGGCGGTCATCCAACCGCTGGCCCTTGATGATCTTTGTGACGCCCAAATCTTTGATGCCCTGATAGAGAGGTATCCAGATATTGATCGCGCAACACTCAAGGCACGATTGCATCGTTGGGCCTGTATTTCCGCTAATGACTTTACCAAGCGCCGTGTTCTCGACTGGTACAACGTCAACCGGCCATCCTCTTTCAGCGATATTGGCAGGCTGGTCTGACTTCAGATGAATGAAGTGCGGCAACCGCTTCGACCACCGCTCCATGTAATCAATCATCTCGGGATAGGATGCGCCTGTGTCCAGCCAAACAACATAAATGTCGTCCCACCTCTCCTTGTAGAGGTAGAGACAAGCCAAACTATCCTTGCCGCCGCTGAACTGAAGCGCAGTGTCAATCATAGAGACGCCAATGTTCCAAGGATAGAAACGGCAGACGAGGCAGCGCCAAGACCAGTTAATAGTCCAGAACCGCTTCCACCACCACCACTCTGCGTCTGAGTTGCGCCGTATGGCGTAGCGCCCAAAGCCTGCAATGGAATTTGAAGTTGCTGAAGTGGGAATTGTTGCTTTTCAGCATATGCTTGCCGTGCTGAATCCAATTGAGCTTGCTGCTGCTGTTGAATAAGAGACTGTGCACTAAGAGCACCTGTCGCACCTGTTAGGAATGCTTCCTGACCAGCGCCAGCAAGATTGCCAAGTGTTGAAGCGCCTTGCAAACCAAGTTGAGAACCTGTCAATCCAGCAGCCTGGTTAAGCTGCTGAGCTTGCAAGTTGCGAGCAATATCTCCCTGCGCTGCCGCCTGCGCTTGCTGGTAGTTCTGTCCATATAGGTTTGCCGCCAATTGCCCAGCCTGCTGCTGCGCTGCTGAATTGATGACACCTTCTTGAATGCCCTGACGCGATCCACCAAAGGCCTTAGCCTTTATGGCGTCAGCATAGGTTTGATTTAGCCCAGTTTGACGCTGCGCATTGAGCGTTTCCAAAGAAGCGTCAATGACGTTTTTTGTATATGGATTCATGTATGGGCTAAGATCAGCATTAGCAATATAACCAGGGCTGACCTGCTGTGGCTGATAGCTGCCAGACTGCGCTGCCATCATCTGCGCCTGTGCAAATGCAGGTTGAGCCATTGCATAGTTATTGGAGATTGCTCCAATTGCGCTCAACTGCCCAGGAGCCATATCAGCAACGCGCTGGCCCTCATATGGTCCAAGCATCGTATTGGAAATGTCGTAAGCAGCAGCAAGGTTTTTGCGGCCAGCCTCCTGAACCCACTCTGGGTATTCGGTTTTGTTTACCGTTGTTCCGCCGCCACCACCGTCCATCTGGACCTCCTAAATATCCAAAGTGTGAACAACCCAGCGTTTCTTCCAGCCTGGCGTTGCGACCTTTTCCCAGCCTAGTCTACCCGATCCCATGATAAATTCACAGCCGTTCGCCCGTCCAAATTCTATCAGTCTTGGCTGCATGTTCTTAAGCGTCTCAAGTTCACCGGCAACCAGGACAATGTTCAGATGTCGTTTTTGCGGTGCAACCCGAATTTCTGTAACCACAACACCGTCATCATCCGCAAACATCTGAAATGCTCCAGACTCCAGCTTCGCAACCATGTCATCGTAAGTGTGGGTGTCCAAGCCATATTTCAGCGCCTTCTTGATCCGCTTGACCAGTTTTGCCTTATCCATCAATAATTCGGTGCCCCAGTTTGACCCAAGGCAACAGATGTCGTCTGGAGAACGCCATCATCACCAACACTAACTTTCCAAACACTACCATCTGAAGCCAAAAGCAAAATGCTTTCAATTGCCTCATTTCGTGTCACATTTAACGATTGAGCTTTGTCGATCGCACTGAACGAATAGCGGAAATATTCACGATCATAGCCGCTCGGTGGTGTTGGAAGGTTCAGTCTCATCGTCCACCCCCAGCTGTCATATCAAGGCGCACCTCACCGATGCTCCATTCTGCATCTTCAGTTGCCGCAACCTTAATCCTAAAATCACGGCCAGTCACGCGCATGTCAGTGTAGCCATCCGATCGCGGATTGTACGGACCAGATGTTGTTTCAGTTCCTTCTGGCGTAAAGGATGAAAACACCGTCAATTGAGTTGAGCTGTAGCCATAGCCACTGTCTGTGATTGCTTGCTTAACATGCGAAATCATATTGCCGCCTTGAGCATTGATTGAGCCAGTTTCAGCATATCTAGCCGTTGTGATTGGATCGCCAGCAGCCGTCCAACCATCTTCGTGCTGGTAGAGATTACCTTCCTCATCAGAAGCCAATGGATGTTGAATTACGGTTGTCCCACAAGCTGCGGTGCGAGCCATTTCTCCAATGCTCCACCAGTTTTCGGCATAAGAGAACATCAGATATTTATCTGGATTGGTTGATCCATTTGACGGATACCAAAACCAAGCTTCTGGAAAGACGCCATTATCTGAGCCAAAAGTCCAAAGATGTGATGTTTGTGGATCAAGATCATCAAACACAAATGAACCAACATCACATGGCAATGGACGTACAGTTCCTCCATCGTAAAGCCAGAATGATTCATTGCCCATCCAAATACAACGTCCAGCAGTTGTTGCAAAAGCTTGCGGAGCAATTAATCCGCAGCCAAATCCAATGCGCTCTATCTGATAGATATATGGCAAACCAACATAGCGCATGATCCATGCTTCATTGCTAGTCCAGATTAGAGTGCCTTCACGCACTGGAGCGCACATAACAATCTGACTTTGCGTATCCAGATCAAGGTATCCAGCCGTGTTAGCAGGATTAGCAAAATCCCAATTTGTGTAGTCTTCAGAAGATGACCAGGCTACCCGCCTTTTATTGCCTCCAGCCCCAATCAAAACGCAATGACGCTCTGGCGTAACAATAACACCGCGATTGTCTGACGGCACTGAATTTGATGTTGTTACCGATCCGCCAGTACCAATAGCAGTTATTCCAGATGCGACTCCAGTGGCAATACCTCTGCCAGATGCAGATCCAACCAAAGATGCGGTTAGAGTAGTGGCGCTAAATGCCACGATTGTTGACCGGCCAGCAGCAGATGCAATGCTAGATAACGTGGATGGAGTGGCAAAAGTAAATGTTGTGTCGTTGATAACAGAAAGAATTGTCCATGTTGCATTGAATGCAGAAAAGCTGTTTCCACTAATAACAACAGACTGACCAACAGTAAACCCATGATGGTCAACAGTTACTGCTGTTGCGACATTTGCATTTCTTGAGATGGTCACAATGGTGCTGGTTCCAACTGGACCAGCAATCACTTCATCATGGTTCCAATGAAGCAACCGGCCATCTGATGATGCAACAGCCAAAAGATCGCCACCCCAGTTATCAAACGTCCATGAAAATGTTGGCGTAAATGCCTGTGTGGGCGGGCGTGGATATGTTGGATCTGTATCAAGGCCATAATATGTGTAGCCATAGTTGTAGGCTCCAAATCCTCCATATACTCCAGCGTCAGGTGTAACAAATGAAGGAGGTGTTACGTCCGTATAAGTTGAGCTATTAAGGATGTAGAGTTTGTCTTCACATCCAACTGCTGTATAGGACGCACCATCTGCTCCATTCCAAGGAAATATCCCACGGATTGTGCTGCTAAGAGGTGTCGATGTAACACGCTGCCATCCTCCAACAGGCAACAGTTTTCCAGATCGCCAACGGATAAGGTTAGCATCCCAATACCTACCCTTTGTCTGAAGAGGCGTTGCCAGCTTCATGACACCAGGAGGAACATTGATCGGAGCAAGAGGCATTACGGTCTCCGTTGATCTGTCATACTAGCATTGATGCGTTCAATTTCATCAGCATCAGGAACCCGCGTTAACCATACCATACGCCATACGCCATCTTTATTGGCAGGCGGTCCTTCATAGCAAATTGCGTCAGGAAATGTAACATCAGGCGGATCAACCCATTCAACATGAGCATATTTGCTATCTGGATCAAGAGCTATATCCCCAGCGTGCCGTGGATACTCGCCAGTTGAGAGTTTGATAAATGCGCTCATATCGTTTTCACCGATGAAGTGAGTGATGTTGCAGAATCTGTAAGAGTTGCGGTTGAACTTGTATATGTGCTCGTAGATACTATTGGGGTTACAGCAGTTTCTGTATTTGTAAATGTTGATGATGTATTTGAGCCAGCACTATATGTGAATGATAGCCCACCAACTGTATATGTCCCTGTCAAAGAACCATCATTTGGCAGTCGAGCAAACAAGAAATATTGAGCAGAAGAATAAGTTGGACTTCCTAATATGCATAAATTGTCTGAACGATCAATTGCAATTGAAAATGCAGTTGATGTCCACGCACTTGTTACAAGGCGTCTTTGCCACTGAAGAGTTCCAGATGAATTATATTTGAAAATCTCAAAACCTAAATTGCTCACTTCGTCTGTTCCGCACGCATATATGTTTCCAGCTGAGTCCAATGCAACTGAAGTCAAAAATATTGGATAAGCAGAACCAGAAGATGTCACAAGTCGTCTGCCCCATAAAAAAGCACCAGTATTATCTATTTTTGTTAAAGATCTATCTTCACATGAATAAATATTTCCAGAACTATCAATCGCAATAGAGCTACCCAAATCAAAACCAGAAAAGAAAACTCCAAATTGAGCAACTCCTGAAGAATTATATTTTGATATTGTTGAAAAGCCAATGCCTGTAGTTCCTATAAAAATATTGCTGGAGCTATCCAATGAAATGCTGGCTCCATATTCACCAATATCTGAAAATTTCTGATATTGAATAACCCCAAATGTGTCATACTTTGCAAAAAGTACATTATTTGTTCCGCTATTATTTGCCTCACCGCATATATAAGAGTTGCCGGAACTATCAGCTTTAATACGTAAGCTTACTGTATTAAGCAGGTTCTTTTGCCACTGGATGACTCCAATGGAGTTGTATTTTGTTATTATTGATGCCCCAACAGTAGTGTCGTATCCGCACACATAAACATTTGAATTTCCATCAAGCGCAATGGAAACTGCTGATGCAAGATTAAGCTTTCGTTGCCATTGAATAACTCCAACTGAATTGTATTTTATTATCAAAAATCCACTGCTTCCTATGCTTCCGCACATATATATATTTAAATTTCCGTCAACTGCTATTGAGTTTCCAACTGCATCTCCAGAACTTCCTGGTCCAAGCAATCCAATAAAATGTACACTACTGATCGCAGCTATAGCGCTGGTAAACCCAAGCGCCTTAGCCGATATAGCCCCACGAGTAATTAAGCTTGGCATTGATCTTATCCTTACGCAAAGGCAGTTTGAGATGCAAATACAGTAAATGTACCTACAGCCCTTTTTAAGATTGTATATGTATATATATCAATGCTAGATACGTTTCCACTCGGAGCAGATCTACCTTGCCATTTTGGTGTTATAGGAGAACCGTCAATCTGGACTGCACTATTGTAATAAGCGGATGTTCCTTGAGTGACAAAAAATGCTACAGTTATGATCTGGTTTGTTGCCATAAGTGTATCTAATGGTGTTCCAGATGATCCTCTGAAATTGACAGTCCAATTAGCAGAGGCATCGCTAGTGTAATAAAGAATTGACTGCGTTGTAACATCATAATTGATAGTCCCGGTAGCCGCAGTAGCAGATACGGTTGCCGGTTCCGCAACGTTTTTAAATGATGCAGCAATTTTCGCAGATGTTCCGTTAAATGTCTGTAGGCCAGTCCAAGTATTGTCTGCACCAGCCGTTACACCTGCAACAGACTGCCAGCTTGTTCCATTACTGGTAAGCACATTTCCACTAGTTCCTGCCGCAGCAAGTCCAGTACCGCCCTGAGCAACTCCTAGAATGGCAGTTCCTGCAAAGGAACCATCAACTTTTAGAGTTTTTCCGGCCCCAACATTAACGCCAACGGATGTCCCTGTTCCTGCCGCTGCAAATAGAGCATCAATCGTTGAAAGATCCGTGTTGAGTTTAGTCCCCCAGGAATCCCGGCTTGCGCCAACTTGTGGGAGTGTCAGGTTTAGGTTAGCTGTATAAGCATCGGCCATTGAATTATCTCCTATGCGGCCCTTTGCCATGTGGTTTCGGGCGTCGGTATCTCATCCCATATGCTTGCAGGCGTTGTAATTTCGCTCCACGATGCAGCAGGTGTTGAAACTGCGCTCCACGATGCAGATGGCGTTGGTATGCTGTCCCATGTTTCTGCTGGCGTTGGGATTGGATGCCAGCCAATATCTCGTCCAACTGCGGATACTACACACGTTCCAGCAGCTGATCCAGCACTTGCCGCAGTTGACTGCCCAACGCCTAGCGCATTGCCAATCCCAACCGCTGAACCAACCATATAGGCATTGGCTCTAAGAACGCCTGATGCCGTTGAATTTCCAGCTGCTGCGCCAATACCTGCCCTAAAGTTAATTGCAGCTCCAACAGCCGTAGCCGTAGATGTTCCCGCCGCCGCGCCTATAGATGCTGCGATTGGAGCCGCAATAGCCGTTGCAGATGATGTTCCAGTTGCAGATCCAATAGATGATAGAACAACTGAACTGCTAGCTTGTGCTGTCGATGTCCCAACAGCAGATCCAACTCCTACCTCAACTTGAGTTGTAACAGCATTAGCAGTTGATGTTCCAACGGCAGATCCAACTGCGGAAATAATTGTAATTCCGATTGAGGTTGCAGTTGATGTTCCAACGGCAGATCCAACTGCGGAAATAATTGTAATTCCGATTGAGGTTGCAGTTGATGTTCCAATAGCAGATCCAACTGCG